GTCGTGGTAAGGGTAACATCGTTATCTGTTCTTCAGACGTTGCTTCTGCTCTACAGATGGCTGGTGTTCTAGACTACGCTCCTGCTCTTAACTCAAACAACCTACAGGTTGACGATACTGGAAACACTTTCGCTGGTGTTCTAAATGGTCGTCTACGTGTTTATATCGATCCATACGCACTAGGTGGTAACTATCTAACTGTTGGCTATAAGGGTTCATCAGCTTTCGACGCTGGTCTATTCTATTGCCCATACGTTCCACTACAGATGGTTCGTGCAGTTGATCAGTCAACTTTCCAGCCAAAGATCGGATTTAAGACTCGTTACGGAATGGTTGCAAACCCATTCGCTGAAGGTCTTACTAAGGGTCTAGGTCGTGTTGGTGTTGTATCAACTAACAAGTATTACCGTAGAGTTATTGTTAATAACCTTATGTAAGAGTTGCTAAGTAAGTCCCGTAAACAAGGGGACGAGAAACTTGGGGAGCTTCGGCTCCCCTTTTTTCATATAAATAGAGGAAAGGAGTTAATATGTCAGCAATAGATAATACGCCAGAAAATAAAAATTTCCTTTCGCCTCTTAATTTTAGATTCTTTATTAAGAGAGCTCCTCACGTTAACTTCTTCATACAGAAGGTTAACATACCTGACATGACACTCAGAGCTCCTATCTATCCAAATCCTATGGTAAAGGTTCCTATTCCTGGCGATCACATTGATTATAATGATCTAGAAATTACATTCAAAGTGGATGAAGATTTACAAAATTATCTAGAAGTCCATAATTGGATTAAAGCATTGGGTAAGCCAATTGATTTTGAAGGATACAAAGCACTAGAACAAAAAGGTGTTACTACTGGTGAAGGTATATACTCTGAGATATCATTAATGATACTATCAAGTACTAAAATGCCAAACTATGAAATTATCTTTTCAGATGCACATCCAGTAAGTTTATCTGGTGCAGTTGTTAATACTATTGACGAAAATGTCAACTACGTTGAAGCAACCGCAACTTTCAAATACTCTTATTACGAAATTAAAAATATTTAACTTTACTTTTTCCTTAAAATATAATATGATAGTTTAATTTTTAGGGGATTAGTATGAAGATAGAAGAGATATTCGAACATTGGGAACAAGACTCCCAGATAGATAAAACTGAACTTGGTGATGCTGCATTAAACATCCCTAAACTCCATCATAAATACTTTCAGCTATTAGTCAATGAAAAAATGCAACTCAGAAAATTAGAGGCTGAGTTTAAAAGATTAAAGCTGGATAAGTATGAGTTCTTGACCCAAGGTCCAAACGAAGATACAAAAGACAAGGGTTGGAAATTACCACCCAAAGGTATGATCCTCAAGGGAGATATACCTATGTATATGGAAGCTGATGAAGATATAATCAATATCTCTTTAAAGATCGGCCTTCAACAAGAAAAAGTAGAACTACTAGATTCTATTATCAAAACAATCATAAACAGAAATTTCGTCATTCGTAACGCTATTGATTGGCAGAAATTCACTATGGGAGCGTAATGAAAGAAATAATTCAAGTCGAGAAACATGACGAAGTTTATATAAAGATTAAATGTGAACCTGGCATCATGATGGAGATGAGTGAGTTTTTTACATTCTCTGTTCCTGGCGCCAAGTTTATGCCTTCGTTCCGTAATAAATTCTGGGATGGTAAGATTCGTTTATTGAATCCTATGAATGGAATGTTATATGCCGGATTGCTTTCATATGTTGAAGATTTCTGTCAAAAAAGAGAATATGAAATAGATTATCTTTCTGATTTTGCTACTGAAGAATTCTCTGTTAAAGAAGCCAAAGAATTTATTGCTAAACTAAAACCTACATTACAACCAAGAGATTATCAGGTCGAGGCTTTTATGCACGCAGTTCGCGAACGTAGAGCTCTTATGTTATCACCAACAGCATCTGGTAAATCATTCATTATTTACTTACTCGTGAGGTATTATGCGAAAAGAACTCTCATTATCGTTCCAACTACTTCTCTTGTTAGTCAGCTTGCCAGTGATTTTGCTGACTATGGCTTCGACTCTGATACTTACGTACATCGTGTCTTCGCTGGACAAGATAAGGGATCAACAAAACCAATCACAATCACAACTTGGCAGAGCATATACAAACTACCTAGCGAATTCTTTAGTAACTTTGATGTTGTCATCGGAGACGAAGCTCATCTCTTCAAAGCAAAATCTCTTACTTCTATACTTACTAAGATACCCACTGCACGCTACCGTTTTGGATTTACCGGAACATTGGATGGTACTCAAACCCACCGCCTCGTTCTTGAAGGACTCTTTGGACCAGTCAGAAAAGTAATATCCACTAAAGAACTGATAGATAAAAAACATCTAGCAGAGTTTAATATTAAGGCCATTGTTCTTTCTTATCCAGACGACATAAGAAAGATGATAATTCGTTCTGCCAACTATCAAGCAGAACTAGATTATCTTGTAGCATGTGAAGCTAGAAATAAATTCATAAAAAACTTAGCTCTTTCTTTAGAAGGAAACACTCTAGTTCTCTATCAATACGTAGAGAAACATGGCGTTGTTTTAGAAAAAATGCTCAAGGACAATAACCGTCCCGTATATTTTGTTTCCGGTTCCGTAGATGGAGAAGAAAGAGAACATATTAGAAAGGTTGTTGAGAATGAGTCTAATGCTATTATTGTCGCTAGTTTTGGTACTTTCAGTACCGGAGTCAATATTAAGAATCTTCATAATATTATTTTTACTAGCCCAAGCAAGTCTCGCATACGGAATCTCCAATCAATTGGTCGTGGATTACGTAAGTCTGATACAAAAACTGCTGCTACCTTATATGATATAGCAGATGATTTCTCTTGGAAGAGTAAGAAGAATTTCACTCTACTACACTTTATGGAGAGAGTTAAAGTATATAATGAAGAAAAGTTTAAGTACAAGATCTATAAAGTATCATTGAATATATCATCGTGACAACAATGATTATACCCACAAATTGTAATATAGTCAAGGAATAAATTATGACAGAACCTAAAAAGAGAAAAACAAATTATATTAATAACAAGACTCTTTATGGAGCAATGATACATTATAAAAATGACATACAACATGCTTTAGAACATGATACAGATAAACCACAAATCCCTAACTATATTGGTGAATCTATTCTTTTAATTTGTAACAATCTAGCAAAGAAACCGAATTTCTCTGGGTATACATATAAACAAGATATGATAAGCGATGGTATTATCGACTGTATTGCAGCTGTTGATAATTTCAATCCGGATAAAACAAATAATCCTTTTGCTTATTTTACACAGATTGCATGGAATGCTTTCCTTCGAAGAATACAAAAAGAAAAGAAACAGACATATATAAAACATAAGAATTTCGAGAACTCTCATTTGTTCTCTGAGATTATCGAAGAGTCAGGACATACTACACATTTGAAAGCAAACGAGTATTCTTCAGATGTTGTAAGGACGTTTGAAGATAAGTTGACTAAAACGAAAAAAGCGAGTAAACTAGTCGGAGTAGAAAAATTTTCAGAGGTAGACGAAGATGAAGAATGAACATCTAGTTCCTGTTGTAGTTCAGGATATAGTAAATAAATTAAATGATAAGACTGTTAGAGAAAACGAAAGAGCAAATCTTTTACTAAGACTCGATGCTATTCGTGATTACGTAACAGCTGCTGTTGTGAAGGCAAACTCAAAGAATGAAAATCGCACTTTTAACTGATAGTCATGCCGGAGTTCGTAACGATTCTCTGGCATTTCACGACTATATGAAAAGGTTTTACGATGACGTATTTTTCAGATATCTCGACGAACATAATGTTACCACTGTCGTTCATTGCGGGGATATCGTTGATCGTCGTAAGTATATTAATATTAATACTGCTTACCGTCTCAGAAAAGACCTGATAGAACCTGCTATCAATCGTGGTATTATATGGCATCAGATCATTGGTAATCATGACACTTACCATAAAAATACTAATAAAGTAAGTTCTTTTATTGAACTTTTTAATAGATATCCTATAAATATCTATTACGAAACAACCGAAGTTATGTTCGATGGCACTAAGATTCTGTTCATTCCTTGGATTTGTGATGATAACAAGGAACATTCCTTCAAACTAATTAAGGAAACAGATGCACAAATTGCTTTCGGTCATTTGGAACTTGAAGGCTTTGAGATGTTTAAAGGATCAATCGTATCGCATGGAGATGATCCAAGTTTGTTTGGACGCTTTGATACTGTTTGTTCTGGGCACTTTCATCATCGCTCAAACCGTGGTAATATTCATTATCTCGGTTCTCCTGCAGAGTATACTTGGTCTGATTATAATGATCCACGAGGTTTTCATATCTTTGACACAGAAACGAGAGAGCTGACTTTTATTGAAAACCCATATAAAATGTTTCATAAGTTTTGGTATAATGATGGTGATATAAACTTTGTTGATTCAAAGATTGACTATTCTCAATTTTCAGGTAAAATAATAAAGATTATCATTCAAGAAAAGAATAATCCTTATTGGTTTGATAAATTTATTGAGAACATAGAAAAAAATAATCCTATTGATATCCAAATAGTAGAAGATCATCTAAATCTTAATCTCGAAGAAGATGAAGAAATTGTAGATGAGGCTGAAAGCACTATTGATATTTTTAAAAAGTATATTCGTAATACAGAATCTAAAGGTATCAATAAAGAAAAATTAGAGAATAAGATTGTCGAACTTTATAATGAAGCATTAACTTTGGAGTAAAACATGCCTTTGCGATGTATTTTTTATACGTTAGTTATTATCGGTGCTGTCGGATACGTTAATTATTCACAAACCAAAAAGTGTGAAGCAGCGGGCGGTGTATACACTCCTAACATTTGTGTGAATCCATCGGCAATCATTGAGATGGATTGATGATAAGATTTACAAAATTAAGGTGGAAAAACTTTCTTTCAACAGGGAATGTTTTTACTGAAATAGATTTATGTGGTAAGGATATGACCCTCATCATTGGTCAAAATGGTGCGGGTAAATCAACTATTCTTGACGCTCTTTCTTTTGGTTTATTCGGCAAACCTTTCCGTAAGATTAATAAACCACAACTAGTAAATACAATTACTCAGAAAAACTGTCTTGTAGAAATTGAATTTTCTATAGGAACTGTAAACTACAAGATTGTTCGAGGAATTAAACCAACAGTCTTCGAAGTTTATCAAAACGATACTCTTTTAAATCAGTCAGCTGAGATGAAAGATTATCAAGAGCTATTAGAAAAACAAGTACTTAAAGTAAATCAGAAATCGTTTAATCAAGTAGTTGTTCTTGGCTCGGCTACTTTTCAACCATTTATGCAGCTATCAGCCGCTCAACGTAGAGAGATTATTGAAGATCTATTAGAACTTAATATTTTTACTGTTATGAATAGTCTTTTGAAAGATAAAATTTTAATAAACAATTCTAAAATTGAAGACTATGTTAAAGATATAAAGTTTACAGAATATAAGATAGAAACAACTCAAGAACATCTTCAGCTGCTGAATAAAAATAATGAAAAAGTTATTGAAGAAAAAAGAGTATTAATTGAAAACACTAAAAAACAAATAAAAGAACATGAGATTAAACTGAATGAAATTCAGAAACAAATTGATGAATTAAAAAAGAATATTCATGATGAGGAAACGGTTTCTAAAAAGATTAATAAGCTGTCTCAACTAAGGCACCAAATAGATGCTAAGTCTAAGATATTAAAAGAAAACATAGAGTTCTTTTCTAATAATGAAAGCTGTCCGACCTGTGGGCAAAATATTGAAGAAGAATTTAAACATAAATGCGTAGACGAAAATAAAAACAAATTATCAGAGATACAAAAAGGATTGGTTAAACTTTCTGAAGAATATGATTCTACTAATAAAAGGTTAGAAGAAATCATGGAAGTTATTTCTAACATCCGCTCAAAAGAGATGGATGTTATTGAAACAAAAACAAATTTAAAATCTTTGAATAGACAAATAGAACAGATTAATCAAGAGATATCTAATATATCAGATTCTGTTCATGATGCGTCTTCTGATAATAAGATTGCTGAGTATAAAGAAAAACTAACCATAATACAAAAAGAATATAACGAATTAGTTGAAGAAAAACATTTGTTTTTTGCTGCTACTGCATTGTTAAAAGATACAGGAATTAAATCTAAAATTATTAAACAATATATACCTGTAATCAATAAGCTAATTAATAAGTATCTTTCTTCTATGGATTTCTTCGTATCGTTTGAGCTTGATGAAAATTTTAATGAAACAATCAAGTCAAGATACAGAGATAATTTTACATACGCTTCTTTTTCTGAAGGGGAAAAACAGAAGATTGATTTAGCTTTATTATTTACATGGAGAGCAGTAGCTAAACTTCGTAATTCGATTAATACAAATCTTTTGATTATGGATGAAGTATTTGATTCTTCTCTTGATCAAAACGCTACAGATTATCTTATGAATATTGTATATGACGTAGCAAAGAATAATAATATTTTTATTATATCACATAAAGATCATATGAATGAAAAGTTTTCTAATGTTCTAAGGTTTAAGAAGGTTAAAAACTTTTCACAAATAGAGGAATAATTTATGGAATTAAATGATACGCATTTGTTAGAGGAATGCAAACCTTTTGATTTTTCTAATCCTCCTTTTGATGCTATTGAATTTGCTAAAGAGTTAGTTAAATTTATGCACGAGAGCAGAGCGTTAGGCGTAGCAGCTAATCAGGTAGGAGTTCCCTATCGTATCTTTGCTATGAGAGGACATCCGGAAAATTTTGTATGTTTCAATCCTAGAATCACACAACCCAGTGAAAAAACTGTCGTTCTTGAAGAAGGATGCTTGTCTTATCCGGGTTTATTAGTTAAAATAAAGCGACCTGAATTTGTTCGAGTTAGATTCAATACTCCGAATGGAGACACAATGACCAAACAGTTTATTGGTATGTCCGCCAGAGTATTCCAACACGAATACGATCATCTAGAAGGTCGACGTTTTTATGATAAAGCGAATAAATTCCATAGGGATCAAGCAATGAGGAAGTGGAAATCTTGAGATATTTTAACTTCGATAAAATAAATCCAATAACAAATTATTTTAAAGATTCTTCGTTCGAAGAACAGATTTATTCCAGCCAAAAATATTTTAATTTCAAAATAATTGAACATAGACATAATCATCTTGAAGAACTTTTTTTATTTGCTATTGTATGTTTTTTAGTTTATATTTGGATTAAGTTGTTTATTTTTTGGGATAAGTGATGAATATTTTTTATATTGATGAGAATCCCGTGCAAGCTGCGCAGTGGATGGTAGATAAACACGTTGTCAAGATGATTCTTGAGAGCGCACAACTACTATCAACTGCGCATCGCTTGTTAGATGGCGAAGAATACGTTGGTCAAACACTGACAGGTAGAAAAGCAAAGAGATGGAGATTACATGATGCTCGTGAACCAGTTGTTTATTCAGCTACGCATATCAATCATCCGAGTTGTGTCTGGACTCGCAGCAGTGTCGAGAATTATAATTGGTTGGTAGATCATTTCTTTGCTTTGATGGCAGAGTATACCTATCGTTATGATAAAGAACATAAGTGTTTTGGCGAACTGTCTTACATGCTCCAGTCTCCTCCTAAAAATTTAAAAGACTGGGATATGACTCCTATGCCATCTGCAATGGATGATAAGTATAAAATATCAGAAGATGCATTGACAAATTACCGCAACTACTATAAAGTAGGTAAAGAAAGAATGCATAGTTGGAAACGAAGAGAACCACCGGAGTGGATTTATGAGTAATTTTTATAAAGATGTGAAAGAATTTCAGACAGCAGTAGGACAGAATGTAGGCCATGCTCCACAGTTTCCTGATGGAGCAGAACGTGCATTACGAATGAAACTGTTAGAAGAAGAGTTTAAAGAATATGAACAAGGCGAATATAATAATGACCTCGAAAACATTGCTAAAGAGCTTGCTGATATTATTTACATTGTCTGTGGCACTGCTGTATCCTATGGAATCCCTCTTGACAAAGTATTTGACGCCGTCCATCAAAGCAACATGGCAAAACTAGTTGATGGTAAACCAGTTCGTAGAGATGATGGTAAGATTTTGAAGCCAGAAGGTTGGACGCCGCCTGATATCAAAAAAGTTCTTTATGGAGTAAATAATGGTTAGACGTATTGTCGCAAAAGAAAAAATTGATTGCGAAGATCTTCTTGGAACTTATGTAGATGAAAGTCATTACAAGGTTGTAATTCAAGAAGACTGTGATTGTTATATGCCTCCCCTTTGTGATCCGCTCACAAAGGCTGATTGTGGTATGAGAGATTGTGAGGATTGTGATAAGGGTAATGACGAATTACGTATTGCTTTCAAGTTTCGTAAAAACTTCTTTACTAAAGAAGAATGTGATCAAGCATATGCTGGACTAAGAGAAGCAGCAGTTGAGTCTCAGAATCGTGGTCTTGCTGCAGGTCCACGTGGTGAAATGCTTAATACAAATGGACGTGGTGGTAGAGATTGGGTTACTCCTTATCAACAGGAAATACTTGACTTCTTGATGGATGATGGTGCATCTTTATTTGATGACACCTCTATAGAAAGTATTCGTGCTAAGTATAATAACCCAAGATATAAACCAGTTGATGAAACACGTGGTATTGTTTGGTTACGTTCAGAGGTAACTAAAGTTTATCCAGAGTATCATGGATGGTTTGATAAATGGGTTGATGGTCTATCTAATAAACCAAAGGAAGAAGTTCGTGAAGAAGCTAAAATGGTGGCGGAAAATTGGGCTTCCACTACTAATTATGCTAAGTCTGTTTTTTCTGGTGTTGCGGGTTGGTACGATCGCTATCCGAGAATTCCTTATGGACGAGCGACATCCTATACTGAGAAACATCCAGAGTTATTTGGACTAGCATATCCCTTTCTTCAGTCATTGAATAGAGGTTTCAAGGAGCTTCTTCCTTGGCGTTGGGGTAATCAGAAAGAAGCGGCAGATAAACTTGACCCTCGTTTCCTTGTTCCTGATACAGTGTTCACAACAATCACTGTTAATAAAACTTTCCGCACAGCATGTCATCGAGATGCTGGTGATCTAGATTCAGGATTGAGTAATCTACTTGTTCTTGGTTCTGGTGATTATACTGGAGGTTATCTTGTCTTCCCTGAGTATCGTATCGCTGTCGATGTTCGTCCTGGTGATCTTCTACTGGTCAACAACCATGAGATTATCCATGGCAATACTCCTATCGTTCTTAACAATCCTGATGATCCTGCTTGCGAACGTATTTCTGTAGTGTGCTATTTCCGTGAGAAGATGCTTGAACTAAAATCATATGATTATGAGATTCTTCGCCGTCAGTTTGTTGATGATCGTCGGTTAAATAAAGCACATCCTCTTCAGCGCCCTCTGTGGAATGGTGTTTCTCCCGGGATGTGGGAAAGTCAAGAATGGTATGATTATCTTCATGCACATAATATGAAAGATCCTTATGGTAAAGCAGAAGTAGCAACTCTAGAAGATTTCTTTTAATGTGTGGCGTATTAGGTATAGTCATAAAGAAACCAGACGAACAAGAGTTCAATCTTGTTCGTCAACTTTTTACACAATCAATGATTCGTGGTAAACATGCTACTGGTGTTTCGTATGTAAAAGATAATAAGGTTCATACAATTAAAGAACCTATTGATGCTGTATCATTTATAGCAAAACAAGATATATCTAGTTGGGTTAATGAAGATGGCAATCTTTATTGTATTGGTCATGTTCGTTATTCAACTAGCGATCTTGCATATAATCAACCTATGGCTACTGATGGTCTTTCTATTGTTCATAATGGAGTCATTTCTCAAGAGCCTCCTGAAACCTGGAAAGAAACTTATGGGTATGATACTATCACTAAAAATGATAGTGAATTGATTTTACGTTGTTTGGAATCGGGCGAAGTTCCTTTACATAAATTTCAACCTGCTAGTATGTCAGTTTGCACTATTGATAAAGATAAAGTGTTGACTGCTTTTAGAAACGAAGCAAGACCATTGTATTATTCGTATGGTCATAATATTGTTATTTTTGCTTCTACTGCTGATATCCTTAAAAGGAGCGGATTAGATTTACAGTTTTCAACTAATATGTATGAAGTTTTTGTAGTTGATAATTTTACAATGATAACATATAATAGATATGAGTTTCCTAATATTGAGGACTTACAATGAATTATGATCCTAAAACTTTTACATGGGGTTTTGAAATGGAAGTGGGAGATGCTGATCGTCGTCTTCCGCTTCCAGAACATTTAGGTAAGTGGGAGTTTTCAGAAACTGATGTTGTTAATCTGAATCCTCCTTACCGTGGTATAGCATGCGACCCTCTTGGTATAGAGCCACCATTTGGAGGAGAGATAAATGTTAAACCAACAAGAACTTGGCAAGAACAAGTCGAAAGAATTTTTGAGATACTTGATTTTTATAAATCACATGGTAACAATCCTACTAGCAATTGTATTTCTCATAACCATATTCACGTATATGTTCCAGGGTTAAAAGAGGACGTTAGTGCTTTAAAAAGATTAGTCAAGTATATTAGAGATAATCAGCATGTTGTAGTTGATCGTATCCATGGTTTCAGATTACATCCGGATATGTCTTTAACAAAGACTGCTAAAACATATCTTAAATTAGATTGTGGTCGTTTGATGCCTGATTATATGTGCAATAACATTATTAATTTGACTACAGATTTTGAACATTTTATTAAATTACATGCAGCAGGTAAAGATGGTGTTTCTATGGGCAGACCTTTTAGATATGCTATTAATACTTACTGTATGAAGCATACAGGAACAATTGAATTTCGTTGTTTCCGTAATTCATATGATCGTAGAGAACTAGAAGATTCATTTAAGTTTGTTGAAAAGTTTATTGATGCTGCTCTTAATGATGGACCAGATGTTATGGAAATCCTCCTAGAGGGAGATTATAAATTTCCTGAACTAAAATACGATCACGAAATTTATACATCATGGGAGAAAACAAAATATGGAAAAGAACGAGGAAAGAAATCTAGAGAATTCATTCCGGTTTGATCTAGTAACAAGAGATCAATTTAAAAAGTTTATCTCTCCTAACAAACAAGATAATTTTGCCAAGACATTTGTAGCTAAATGTGACATGCTGGAAGCATGGGATAAGGTTATTGGTTATTGGGAAGGAGATGATTTGTGTGGCGCCATTCTAGTAACACTATCAAAGAAATTGCCTAGAGTAGCAAATCTACAATTACTTCATACATTCTATGCTCATAGGAAAAAAGGTATAGCTAGACAACTCTGTAATTATGGTTTAGTGTTTGCGTATAAAACAGGTGCAAATTATTTTAGAGTTTCTTCCGAACCAGAAGCAGTAGAATTCTATAAGAAACTAGGAATAGAGTTTGTTGGTAAACAGAAGAGTGGTTGTCAGCTGGCAATGTTTTCTATAATCAGTCCTTATTTCGAAGACACTGATTACTCTGTAGATTCAACAATCTATTCTGCAATGACTAAAAAAGGAAAAGGAGGATGTGTAGAACTGTTCAAAGAATATAAAGGACTTGACTTATTTGTCAATTAGTGGTAGTATATAAAAGTTGGCTGCGGCTGACAACCCCTTAACCAAAAACGACCTGCGGGTCAATTGGAGATATATCATGACACATATTTGTTACCTTTCGTATAATGCTTCTGAAGATATTGGTTACGTTGGCTATGAGTCAGGTAATGGAGACTCTAGATATTATGGTTCTTCTGACTATCCTCCGTTTTTGAGCGCCAAGCGTAATGGTAAATTGACAAAATATATTCTTGGTAAATTTGATAATGAGCTTGAAGCACGCACAGCTGAAGTTTTTTCTATCAAGAAACTTCGCGAAGGCGGTATGAATCTTTATAATCGTAATGTTGGTGGTGGTGGTAAGGATGGTTCTGTCAATGACTTTCGTATCTTGGCAGAAAGCTATATCAAAGTAGTGGATAAAATTTCCAGTAGTAGAAAATTTCCAGTAATCAAAAACGAAACAGACATCAAAACGCTGGTCAATAGTATTCTTGAACGAATTGTGACTGGTAATATAGAGAAGTTTGAAGAACGTCTTGATATTCTTTCGCGATATGCCTATCATCAAGTTAGAGTTGTGAGAATTCTCAAATCTCACGTCACAGATCTAAAAGATCTTATGGAAGAAAACCCTGTTCTTTTTCGTGCAAAGACAGATCCGATTATTGTTGTGGTTGATGACCGTAATCCGAATGAAATCAAATTTATTTTGATCGGCGGAAATCATCGTAGAACTGCTGCTGAAGAAGTAGGTTGGGACACATTCCCTACTGTGTATATTAATTTTTCTGAGCTTGAGTATAATAATTACGGTCTTACGCTTCTTGGCGAACATGATAATATCATGGGTCGTAAGATTGAAAAATCTATGGACTCTGAGGACGTTAAGCGTATGTTGGAAGAGTTTCATAAAGAATATCCGCAGTATCATCCAACAAGCGTTCTGTTTCGTGACATATTTGCTTCAATGCATTGTGGTGGTAATCTTTCTGAAACACGCTTAAAGAAAGCTGCCACTAACTGGGGTAAAGCGTATAACGAAATGCAAATTGCGCAGAGTTATAACTTTCATCAGTATGATAAGCCGGAACTTGATACACTAAGTAGCAGTCTAACGACTAATTTTCGTGACGCTGTGGTAGTCAGCGATACTGCTTCTTCTATTATGTTCAACGGTGTTGGAGGCGTTCTTAATTCTTTTGGTATGGAAAACTCCCGTTCTCTTATTTCTAAGAGACAGCCAAAGAAGCATGGTATTATCATGGCACGTTTTTCGAAAACTTCAGAACTCTCTAAACAAGATTCATATATCGAAGATTTTGATAATGCCATGTCTATTGCTGGTTTTTATACAGAGGATAATCAAGTTTGGGTGCACAAGGCTGGTTATAAAGTTTCTCTTATTTTCCTCCCTTACGTTCATGAAAGCGATAATCCTCCGGTTACTTGGAAGAGCTACCAAGAACAGCTTTCCAACCTAAAAAGAAATAAATTAAACTTTGATAAAGCAGCTTAAACAAGACTTTATAAACTGGTATCGCTGGTCGCTTTCCATAAAGGATTGCGATCCAGCGATCTTCATGACCAACTATTTGTTCCGTAGGTTTGAGCATAACACAGAGCAGAAACTCTGGATTGCTTGGATCTATGGAACAACGTATTATTTTCCAACAACATGGGTGATATGGAATGAGTTCCCGGATATGGAACTCGTCGGAGTTGAACGTTTAAAAGATTGGAACAATGCCAACTATAAGCGACTTCGTTACCAGACAGACACTAAATGGAATAAGGGTCATCTACCTGCTCAGTTTGAATCTTATAAAAAATGGGTTGGTGATAGAACTCAGTTTGATGCATTAATGCCTTTTTTGATAGAAACTCCCGGAGAAAATTTTGATAATCTTTGGAAAGAGGTAAAAACAAAATTTCATAAATTTGGTAGATACTCAACTTGGTTTTACATGCAAACATTAAAGCAGTGTTGTGGTCTTCCTATTGAACCTACTAGTCTTATGCTTGAAGATTATTCTGGATCTCGTTCACATCGTAATGGTTTGTGTCTTGCTCTTGGTGAAACTGATTGGTATGATAAGAAATTGAACGAATCTCAATTAGGGTATCTAAACGAACAAGCGTATCTAATCTTACAAGAGGTTAGAAAAGAATTTCCTGATACAGATTACTTTGATATGGAAACATGTCTCTGTTCTTTTAAAAAGATATTCAGAGTTAAACATGGGCGTTATCTAGGTTATTATCTAGATCGCCAAGCTGAAGAAATTGCTAAATGTGAAAAAGACGGTTGGGTTGGAATTGATTGGCAACCAATGTGGGATGCTCGTGTTGAAACTCTAAATAATAAACTATTGACTAATCAGATAGATAATAGTAAAATGGCTTATTACTGTGAACATGGAGTGTTAGACAGCACAGGTTTGTTCGAAGAGTTACCTGAAATTAAAAAACCAGAACCAAAAATTAAAAAACCTAAAAGACCAAAACGTGCTACCCTTATTACATTTATGGAGTAAATATGAAAGTGATTGCTATAGGCGGCGAACCAGGATCTGGTAAGTCCACTTTAATGAAAGAGATTATATCAAAATATAATTGGCTCAAAGTTTACGACGAAGTAAAACTTGTGCCATATCTACAGTATGATTGTAATTATATCCTAGGTAAGTATGATGATGGCGAGACATTCTCTGGTACAGATCGTATGTCAATGGCTGTACAGCCAGAAGCAATCAAATTTCTAGCAAGTTTAGATAAAGATGCGGTCGTCCTTTTTGAAGGCGATCGTCTTTTCACATCATCGTTTCTAGAACATTGTTTGGATAATTATGATATTGAAATCATTTATCTACAGACAGAAAAGAATGTAAGAGAGGAACGGTATAAGGAAAGAGGCAGCGAGCAAAACGAAACTTGGTTGAGAGGTCGTGAAACAAAACTTGCTAATATTCTTTCCAACATGACATTAATGTTTAATGTTACAAAGTTTAAGAATAATAATAAAGAAGAACAAAAAGTTATCGTAGATCATATTATGAAATATTTGGAGGATTGATGGAATTTCCTAAAAACATTCCTTATAAATATAAGGAAGATCAGATTATTACTGATTTCAAAGCCTATATAGATAAGACATATGGGCAACACTATATGACTGAAGAGCAAAATATAGAATGTTTCGACGTGTGGCTCGCCCTCGGTGACTCTATGCCTACCTTCCGAAACACAGCTATCAAGTATCTTTGGCGCTATGGTAAAAAACATGGCAGCAATAAAGACGATCTTATGAAGGTTCTTCATTATACATTAATGATGTTATATAACGATCACTATAAGAAAGGTGAATAAATGGAAATTAAGATTCCTGTTGAAAAGTTACGTGAAAGAAAGTTATTCGTTGCTGCTCCAATGTATGGTGGGCAGTGCGCCGGTATGTTTGCAAAGTCAGCATCTGATCTAGCTTCTATTTGCACTCAGTATGGTATTCCATTACAGTTTTATTATCTGTTTAATGAGTCTTTAATTACACGTGCACGTAATTATTGTTGTGACGAATTTATGAGATCTGATTCACAACACATGATGTTCATTGACTCAGATATTGGTTTTAACCCACAAGATGTTATAGCTCTTATGGCTCTTCAGGCTAACGAAGAAGATAAGTATGACATTATCGGTGGTCCTTATCCTAAGAAGTGTATATCTTGGGAAAAGATTAAATTGGCAGTAGACAAAGGTATTGCTGACGAAGACCCTAATGTTCTAGAAAAATTCGTTGGCGATTACGTATTTAATCCAAAAGGCGGTACTCAAAGCATTCCTCTTAATGAACCAGTAGAAGTTCTTGAGATTGGAACAGGGTTCATGATGGTTACCAAAAAGGCCATGCAAAAGTTTTATGATGAATACAAGGGAATGTATTCTTATAGGCCAGACCATGTTCGAACAGAACACTTTGATGGAACTAGAGAAATTCTACAGTTCTTTCAGGCAGAAGTTGACCAACTTGACTTTGGGCGTTATTATGAGTCTGAGATGAAGCGTTTGGCTTCTCTTAAGTTAAACGATCCAGATGCTATTGATACAGAAATTAAAAAGATTTTTGCGACTGCTCAGGAACTCAATAGTAAGAGGTCCAAGCGTTATCTTTCAGAAGATTATTGGTTCTGTCAGAAAGCTCAGGACATTGGGTTACGTACTTGGTTCTGTCCATGGATGAAACTACAGCACGTTGGTTCTTATATTTTTGGTGGTTCTCTTGCTGATCTAGCAACTATTGGTGCTTCAGCAACAGCAGATCCATCTCAGCTTAAAAAGAAAAAGTGATAAAGGAGATATATTATGAAGATTGATACAAACACACTTAATGTTATGAAGAACTTTGCTAAGATTAATCCATCTATTGTTGTTCAGGAAGGGAATGTTCTTAAGACTATTTCGCCTAACAAGACAATCATGGCAAAGGCAAAGGTAAAGACTGACTTCAATCAGAGATTTGCGATTTATAATCTAGATCGCTTCATCTCTATCGTCAGTACTTTTACAGATCCTGAGTTTAAGTTTGGTGATAAGTCTGTTGACATTTCAGATGGTAACCAGAAGACTCATTATGTTTACGCTGATGAGTCAACAGTTCTAAAGGCTCCTGAAAGGGAAATCAATCTACCAAGCGTTGACGTCACATTCAGACTTACCAATGATGATCTAAAGAACATTGAAAAGAATGCTGGTATTCTAGGTCTTCCTGAGATTGTTGTTATGGGTGATGGTGAAAACCTATATCTACAGGCTGCTGA